TGTGTAGTCCCCTTCTCTCAATATCTCGATCTCTTCTAAATTCTCGCTTACTGGCCGCATACCTTTTACGAAAGGTCGGTTAGTTAAAGTCGCTGCCTTTAGTACGTTTTTGGTTTTCTTATGCGTCTCAGGGTCGATTGTTGGTCCATACTCTGCCGAGATATAGTTGTATCTAGGGACTTGCTTCTTTCCGAAATCTGTCCAATCTAATGTTGCAAACAATGCTTGCTTTCCAACCTTTGATGTGGACGGCTTAACAGATAGTGATTTGACCCAAGCAGCTGCTCCAGAAGATGGGTTGTGGGAGATGTCAATTGCAACATCAGTCCCCAACAAACCTGCTTCGAAGTTCTGTTGGATTTCTTTGAGGCTTGTAAGCCTCGCCAATTTCACATCTTCATATTCAATAGTTTCGTTCTTTGTATCAGTATTTCTAAGAGCGGCGGCGATTGCTAGTCTAATAGCTTCGTCTTCAGACGCGCCGTCTTCTACGGCTTGCAGCCTAATAGATTCCGCCTGCCTAATAGCTTTGTTCCTAACCTTTTCATCCAAGGACTTAAAGGCTGCTGGATAGCTCTTGGAGTTCCAAGGCATCTTAATCTCCTTCGTTTCATATGTCCGCTAATGTATTATCCTGATTTATGACAGATCAGATTCAATTATGCCTGGAGCCAGTACCCAGATCGTAACGCATCTACATGGGTTTCCACTAGATACATACTGATTTCCAAGGCAGTCAGGGTTTGGAGTTGTGAACGGAACCTCAGACTGTTTCAGGCCATGCATATCACTGCAAACATAACATGTGTCCATGTCTAGCACTGCGCTGTAATAAGCCTCAGAGATAAGAGCCATGTTCTCCTGCGCAAAGAACGCACGACCGAAACCAAATGCCCAGTTAATAGACTGTGCTTCCTTCTCTACATGTGTGTCGCTGATCGACCATGCCCTTCTTGACACATCGTCCCATCTGGCTTCGCCGTCAGACGCTATCGAAGTCGTAATGCTGTCTATAACGCTTCGATGGACAATGGTGGATAATGAATTAGCTGCAGCTATTGCCGCTATCATAAGAAGAGATTTCTTGTCGTCGTCTTCTTCCTCTTCGATGTCCTCGTAGTCTTCTAGAGACATTCCTATCTGTCTTAAGAATTCTCTCCTAACAGAAGATCTGCCCTGTACATACACATCCGACATGATGTCTAGGAATTCCTCTGACATCTCCTGTATGAATGGCATGCCGATGGCTGAAACTTTCTTCGCTTCCGCTCCTGTTATAGAGTCTCCTACAAAGTCTCCGATTGCATCTAGCTGTTGCTTGAGATACTTTCTCCATATAGTCACCCATTCTGCTGTCGCTGAATCAAGAACTGATTCTATCCTTGAATAATCGACGCCCTCTTCCCATTCGAATCTTGGGCTATTGAGCTTTGGTTCTTCAAGTTGCGTGTCCGGTTGTTGTCCGGACTTTTCGTCTTTTGCGTCCCCTTCAGGCTTTTCAGGTTCTTCAGGTTTTTCGCCCATGTCCGGTTTGACTGTTTCTTGTCCGGTTTCCAACGGCTCTGTTGGAACGATGTTTTCCATTGGCACACCAACGAGTCTTCTAGTATGCTTCTCTAGAGACTCATCGTGGATCAATGCTCCTGACTGAACAAGCTGCGCAATGGTTGCGAGGATTGCTGAGGAGTTGTCCTTCTTGATCTTCTCGCACTTCCATACAGGATAGCCTTCAACTTCACCGAAATTGACATCGACTAAGTACTTAAGTCCTTCGTTCTCTCCAAAATGTCCGAACGACACTGTCTGGCTAATTTGCTTAACAACAGAACCTAGGGACATCATAAACAAGGAAGACATGTCCTCTGACACTGCCCTCGCTCCTGTCTTTGTGTCTCCAAGGTTGATAAACTGAGCAAGAACTGATCGAGCAATCTGAACGTTATGGTGTTCTACGGCTTCGATCAATCCGGTAGATCCAGCGTCCCCGCCTTCTGGGACAAGAATCTTGACGCACTTATCTATATCTGACCCTCTTGGGAGCAGTAGATATCCTAGCTCATTAGAACGCATGTTCTTCATTGACTCGCCAAGAGCGGACATTTGCGCATCTGTAGCCATGCTATCTAACGTGCCTACTGGCACACCAACGCCGTAGCGTTCGTGCCTGATGATCATAATGTTGTACAAGGTGTTCTTGTGATGCCAGTGCTTAAAGGCTCCTCTTAAAATTGATTCGCCTTCAAAATTGAACCCACTCTGTCTATTTGTGAATCTAAGAAGCTTAGATCCTGGAATCTTGAATTCTTTATAGTTCTTTGACTTATAATCCCACGCATACTGGACTATCCCTTTAAGATAGCCATCGCCAGGAATCCATTCCTGCACAGTCCACGGTAGTCTAGGAGCTAGTCTTGACCAAACAACCTTGCCATCAACTATCTCGTAGATTGGTTCGAACAACATAAACCCGTACAGAATATAGTTCAGCACTTGAGTAAGGACAGCAGGCCACATAGGTCTAATCATTTTTTCAAGGAAGTCTGCGATGTCCTTATCTTTCTTATCTTCGCTAAAAGGAACCATATCCCAATCGGCTTGTTGAATCGCAAGGCTGATCGCATTCCACACAGCAAATACTTGACCATCACCTTTGACCATCTTGTCTATCTGGTCAATAGTGAAGTCTTCGTTATAGTCTTCTCCAAGAGCCTGCAGTGGGATGTACGGACGCTGTACAGCACCGCTAGATAAGTCAGTGCCAGCAACACCCTTGATTCCAAGGTCTGGTTTTTCAGTAAGTTTCTTTATGGCCATTAGTACACCCCTAGAACGCTATGTGACATGGCTTTTTTGCCTGACACCACAGTATCGTTAGAAGTCCCTCTTTTCTGAAGCCACTGAGCCATGATTAGAGCGTCTCCGAAGTCTGGAGAACGATCAGGGTCTATGATCCTAGTCCTTCCTTTACTATCTGCTTCAACACGATACCCGATAAGGTCGTTTTTTAGTTTGTCTCTGTGCGGTCCTTTCGCAATAGCTATTGTGCCATTCCTAAACCGCTCTCTAAGTTCCCAGCCAACCTGAGCTTTCAGGTTTGCGAACCTTTCCTTAAAGTCTTCATCAGGACTTCTCTGAGAAATCCATCCTCGGACAGGAACATGCAACTCGTACTTAAGTTTGTCATAGGGTCCACCACCAAGGCCGTTCTCGTCTATGACTGCATGTCCACCCCAATCGCTGTAAGCTTCCTTAAACATAAGAGCCGCTTTCATAACGTTTGGCGTTCTTCCTGCCCTAATCTTGTCAACAACATCTCCGTTAAGGTGCATCATCACGGTTAAGTCGTCGCCCTGTCTTGCAATATCCATAGAGCAAACCATGTTTTCTTCGTCGCACATGACTTTTGCAAGACGCTCTTCTGTGCATGCTGCTTCGACAAGCTCGTAAGGTATTAGAGCATCGTCCGCAGCTGTCGGCCATTTCCCTTCAATACGCGCTTGATACATTGGAGATTCGACACCCCATTCAAGCATTCTGTTCTCAACAACCTTGTGAGACATAACGCCAGGGATGATGTCTTCTTTAAGAAGATAGTTAGGCGTGTCTAAGCAAGACACTTGAATAACCTTTCTCACCTTTTTAGACTCAAGCTCTAAGTTGTTTGCGTCTGTGCATGCCTCATACATCCATCCAGAAAGCCTCATTGGGTTTGTGAAGGCAACAATATGAGAGTTGGCAGATGTGGCACAACCTTGTATTGCTTCTCTAACCTCGTCAGGCACACCTGTGGCTTCCTCAATAATCGCAAGGAAGTTATATGCATGATACCCTTGAATCTTTTCAGGGTTCTCTTTATCAACAGCAAAGATGCCTGCATACCAACTCGGACCTAATATCAGGTCATGCGCTTGCAGCTTTCCTCCGCCTAGAGGAATCTTCTGCCCCAATTTGTACCAAGCAGATTGCAATTCACCCCAGATCTGCTTTCTGATCTGTTCGAATTTAGGGCCAACAACAATCACTTTCGTAGTCCCTGGTTCATATCCGTATAGAGGCGAGAATGCTAGAAGAAAGGCGAGTATAAGCCTTCCTCCAATAAACGTTTTCCCTACAGCGTTCCCTGTGTATACGAGAGTTTCACTGAACTCAAAAGCTGACTGCAATATCTCTATCTGCTTATCCCAAACCTTCTCTTGAAGAATGTTTTGGACAAGCCTCTCGGGATGGTTTGGAAGGTCTAGGTCGTAAAGTAACTTACCGAGTTGTTGTTGTTGATTCAACGTGACCTGCCCATCCTTGCTCCCTTACAGGCAGATTGTGCCTATGGAGCCAATTCAATATTGTATTTTGAGAGCATCCACAAAAATCTGCTATACTTTGGGAATTATGCCCTCTGTTAATGTAGTTCTCAACAAGAAAGCTTCTTTCCCTCCACGGTCTTCGCTTCTTAGCAAGACCACCATTAGCTTTGCATCTAGGTCTTGTCATAATCATTCCTTTATTTCACCCAAACATAATTTAATATATTAGAAAGTGGGGCAGACGAATCCACCCCACTTTCTCGGGGAGGGAATTTACGGGATTTTCACCCGCCTTTCTAGCCTAAGCTAGAATTTTTAATATTTAGCTTACTTATCGATCCATTCTTCAAACTTCGCCCTAGTAGCGTCATTGTATCCGTGAAGATGATGGTAATCTTTGTGACAGTCTTCGCAAAGCGTTACCCCGTTACTAAGTTCTGTGCGTAATTCTTGGTTGTTTGCATATCCTTCTATGTGATGTGAGTTCAACTTGCCGCTGGATCTATCTCCGCACTTCTGGCACACATAATCATCACGTTTGTATACAGCTGTTCTCCATTCTATATATCCAGAATTCTTTCTACTGTCTAGTCTTTTTCCATCAGTTAGTCCATAGTTCCAACGAGGACTGAGAGGTCCGACCATCTTTTTAGAACGAGCAGAAGTAATTTCTTTGTGCAGGCATCCGCAGCTTTTGGTGCGGTTACTTTTTAAGTTAGAACCACGAACAACTCTCGTATTACCACAAACGCACAATACGTTCCAGTGAGCAAACTTTTTGTCTGTGTGCGAGTATGAAAGAACAACGAGTCTGCCAAATCGTTTGCCAACCAAATCTGCTATCATAATCTCTGCCCCGTTAGGTCTTCGAAACTTCCCATGTTGTCTCCGTTTCTTCTCTGGTGGAGGTAGCGATAATCGAAATCGCGTCCGTGTATACGGTCCATGCAAGGATGCCACTAGACATCTCCAGTCTTTGTTTCGCAGCCGGTTACTAGAACTGGCAAAGTTCGCCGTCTGTTATTCGCTGTTGTTAGTCAGTTAGGTTATTGCGAAGCTTACTAGCTGACGTAGCTGAAGTCGGCACTGTAAGAGATAGCAGCTACATTCTCAAATACAATGGTTACGAACGAATTAAACGCCGCAACAGTTTTTTCTTTAGTGTTTGCAGTTATTGTTAAGTTGCCTAGCACCTGTAGCATTTTTTTCGTCCACGTCGAAAGCCTTTTACCCCCAAATTTCTAACAGTATACGACTACCACTTCAGTTTGTCAACCCCGCCGTCTTTCTTAATAGCTTCAACAGTTGACGCAACTGCCTTGTTATGTGTATTGACAACAACACTGTTAACCATGTTGGTGTCTACTGTAACAAAGTGATGCGATAGGATGTCGTATCTGTTGAATATCTTGTAGCCTGCCTCTTTAACTCTTCTACAGAACGTGAATTCTTCTCCGACGATAAGAGTGCCTTCTTTGTTAGCAAACTCGAATGAGAACCAAGGAGGACTTATGTCTTCTAGCACTTCTCTCTTTACGAGAGTGCATGCCATATGCGTAATGTCAACCTCTTCGATTCCGATGCCGAAATTGTAAGAGTATCCACCTTTTTCTTCATTATATCTAAAAGATGTTGGCACAATGTGCTTATTATTATTGCTAGTCACCTTGAATGTTTGAGCAGTTGCAGAAACCATATCCTTATCTGTAGCAAGAAGCTTCTCTAGCGTGTCGTAAGACGCCACAGTATTTGCGTCCAAGAACAACATGTAGTCAAATGTGCCGTCATCTAAGAAGTCCGCAACTAGCTGATTTCTCGCTGCGTCGTGAGGAATCTTCCCAATTACTGGATGATAAGCCACTCTGTACTTGCCAGACATAAACCATCCGACCACATTCATCACATGCTCTGGCCTAATACCTCCTATTGAAGGTTGGCCTATGAAGATAGACGGAAGATCTTTCGTCTTATCATTCAGGTCCGTCTTGATTATGTTTTCCACTTTCCCTCCTGAGAAAAGAAGGCAGGGCTTTCACCCTGCCTAATAATTATCGTATCTCTACACGCCTACCGTAATGTTCCAGGTAGCTGTAAGAGAATCGCCGTTTGCGACATTGATTGCTGCAAAGACCTGTCTAGCCAGCATATCTCCAGTTGTTTCAGCATTGAAAAGCCCAACCTCTTTCAGTTCGTAAGCATCCGTAAATGTGAATGCTGCTGCGATAGTTGCAATCTTGTCAGTTGCTGTTTCAGGAGATGCATCCTGCACTCTGGCTGCTGCGCCAGTGCTAGTATAGTCAATCTCTGCTGCCAATTGT